TTCCATAGAAGACATAACCAAAGCAATGATGGCTCGTGAGGCTTATCACAAGCCAAAAGATAAATAAAACACCATGCCAGAGTTAGTATATAAAGTCAAGTTTGAAGTTGATAGTTCTAACCTAGAAAAGATAACGTCTGGCATTGACCCTAGTTCTTCGAAGCAAGTACAAAACCTAGAGAAGGGATACGACGATTTAAAGAATAAGTATGAGGAGCTACTAAACTCATTCAAGAAAGGAACTGGATCTGGCGGAGCTGTTGGTGGTGCTTCTGATGGTTTTTTAGATATGCTTCAGAACGTTAAAACTACAACTTCTGAACTTCGTAAAAACACATCTTCATTTAAAAAGAGTATTGTAACCACTGATCAAAGTACAGACGCCTTTGTAAATCAATCTGAAGCGTTACTAGAAGACTCTATACAACTACAGAGGTTACGGGAAGAGCTAGAGGAGGCTGCTCAACAAGAGAACCTTACTGACAAACAAACCGAGCAGTTAAATAACACGATCAACTCTTTAGCTAATGTTCAAAGAACGGCTGTTAGTGCCTCTAAGAACTTTAGCGAAGGTCTACAGGTTGTAGAGCACCAGTCTGGAACAATGAATAAAGCATTTTCCGGATCTAATCAATTACTGTTTTCTTTCGGTGATTTAGTACAGGATTCAACTCAGTTTAGCCAGGGATTTGCACAAGGTATGCGAGCCATCGGTAACAACGTTGGTTTTACCGCAGAACTTTTTGCAAATTTGCAAAATAATGTAGAACGACATAACAAGCTGGTAGCAAATGGCACTCTCAAAAACGAAGAGCAAATAACTACGCAAGAAGCTATTATAAAATCGTTAAAGGGTACTGGTGGCGCTCTTATTGCAATTAACGGTGTTGTACTTGTATCTCAGTTCCTATTTCAAAAGTTAGATGATGAAATAAAAAAGGTTAGAGACTCGGCTAAGGCTCAAGCTGAAGCAATAAGCGAAGTAGCAAAGTCATTCTCGCAGCTAGAAACCGGTGTTGAAGACCCTTTTGGGTTAAGAGCTAGAGCAATAGAGATAGAGGTTTTAGAACAACAAATAGGTGATTTTAGTAGAGACGATGAATTAAAAGAATATTTCGAAAGAACCGGTGCAGGAGCGTTCTTTTTCAAAGGAAAACTATTAGAGATTGGGGCTGCCTTTAACGAGAATGATGCTGCCTTTCTAAAGCATTTAGATCGTATGGAGGCTCTAGAGGATCAGTTAGAAACGGCTAAAATGGCTCAAGAATCGTTTCTTGATGTTATTAGTGATGCTACAGCTCCATTGTCTAAATACATTGAATTTACCGCAGCATTAGAGCTTGTTAATCTAGAGGCTAAATCTGGTATAGAATTAACGGATCGAACACTTCAAAGTTTATCAATATCGACTCAAGGTCAAATAGACGTATTAAAAGAACAAATAACGCTTCTTAGGTCTAGAGGAGAAAATACTACTGCAGAGATAAGTACACTTGTTAGACTTATATCGTTCCAGGAAAAGATAAACGAACTTATAGAGAAAGAGAATAAGCTGCAAAAAGAGAGAGCAGAAAATAGGGCTCAACTTATAAGCGATACTAGCAAACTAAGTTTTTTAAGTAGAAGAAATGCAGAGTTTATAGCTAGAGAAATTGAGATACTAAACGAAAAAGACGAGATAGCTAAAATATCAGCACAAGCCCAGCTAGATAGAGACAGAGCTCAGCTTCAGTTTGATATGGAGAAAGACGATTTAGAAAATAGATTAATAGAGGCAGACGTAAACAGAGATCAAATAAAACGTGCGTTAGACGCAGCAAAAGCAGAGTTTGATAAACAGTTAGCCTTAATAACAGCTCAAGAGTTAGTGGCTATAGCAGAAGCTCAAGCCGATCGAGAAGTAGAGATAGCTGAGGAAAAAGCAGATTTAATCAAAAGAATAACCGAACAACAAGAAAAAGATAGACAAGACGAATATCAAAAGACGCTAGACTTTATACAGGGAACCATTGATGACGAACTTCTTCTTAATAAGTTAAAGCGAGAAAATGAACTAGCCGGTGAAGACGAGAAGGGTCGTGTTTTAGGCGAAATAGATGATAAGTATCAAGCAAAAAAAGATGCCCTTAATAAAAAAGGAATATTTTTTGGTCAGTTAATGGATCAGTTAGAAATAGCTCACAAAAAAGAAGCTTCTGATGCGGAAATTGCTTTAGATCAGAAAGCTAAAGACGCTAAAATACAAAAGGCAAAAGATCTTCTGCAAATAGCTGGAACCATATCTCAAGGGTTATTTGATAGTCAAAAGGCAACAGCTGTTGCTAACGCTGTGATGAACACATACGAAGCCGCAACTAAAGCGCTAACCGCTGCGCCACCTCCATTCAACAAAATACTGATGGCGGCAACCATTGCTTCCGGTATAGCTCAGGTTAAAAAGATTGTTCAAACCAAGCCTGGAGATAAAAACGTTTCTGCTGGTGGAAGTGGTGGTTCTGTTTCTTCACCACAAAGGGGATTTTTTGATACTGACTTTAGAGGTGGATCATCTTTTCAAGATCCATCCATGGATAGATTTACGCCATCAAGTCCAGGATCAGTAGCCCCTACTATTGTATTGCAAGGGTCGTTAGACGAAGAAGTAATGGCATATAAAGTCAAAAGCGGTAACGCAAAAATAGAAAGCGGAACTACATACTTAGGTGATTAAGAATGGGTCAGTTACAAGCCAGCTCAAATAAAGTAACGCTACGTTCTGTAGATATAGATGTAGATTTTATTATACGTAATACGACTGTATCTGAAACGGTGCAGTACGAGATGTGCGATTTAGGCAAGTTTACCTATGACTTTGCGGTTACCACTAACATAGATGACGTTGATAAGATGGGCATACGAGCTGGTTCTGTAAGCATATCGTTTTTTGATAATCCAGATGCTACTAGCTATAAAAGCATATACGATGCGTATTTTGATACTACAGACCCACAAACTGAGCTTACCACTAATATAAATATATACAACCCATCTGGGGCTGGTAGCGCTGACGTTATAAGGTGTAGATTTTCTAATCAAGATATTACGTATGATGTAAATCAACGCAAGACCACAATAAACTTTCAGCCGTTTCGACCTAGCGATAGCTCAACAACAATGGCATCTGTTTTTAACGGATTAAGTAGCTCCTTAATTAGAACAGACCCTTCTAATCACGATGCTGTTAAAGTATATAGTTTTATAGATTATATGCTAACAGACATATTTGGCTCTGGAACCAACAGTATTATTAGTAATTTTCCATTTCAGCTTGTACCTATAAATAGTTATGGGGATTATATATTTCAAGATGTTCGAGACGGAGGAACTACTATGACGGCAGCGGAAGTTCTGGCTAACATAGCTGGCGTAGAGGGTTCTGTATATGGTAATATGCTAGGCAAAAAAGTATATTTTGCTAGAAATTTAGCTGTTCAACCTGATGATTCAAATATAGATGAAAGAGTAACATTAAACGAAAGTAAGTTTAAATCTCTAAAATTAGAATCATCCAAAAAAAATCAGTATAAAGAACTAAAGGTTATTCATGGTAATCTTAATTCATCATCAACATCTTCTGCTTTAAATTTAAGCGCTGATAAGACGGCTAATTTTTCATTCAGAAGAGGTCATTTTGATAGGAGATTAAGAACGGGTAGTTTTAGTATTCATAATGTTAGTGCGTTTACTAATAGCGTTGCTGCGTTTGGGGTAGCGTCTTATGAAAAGTTATTTTTAGATACTCAGATACCAACCATAAGCGGAACAGTGTTTGGAGTAAATTCAATATTACCACATCAAGTTATAAAGATTGAATTTGCCAGTAGTACAATAGGAGCCTCACGATTAATCAAACCGCTAGATGGAACATATAGATTTTCCAAGGTTAGCTATGACCTAGTTAATGACACAGTAGACTTCAACGCCTATAAGATAGCCTAACCATGTCCAAGCTAACAGATATCACAGTTGTTACGGACGCAGGCGGAACTGAGACACTAACCATTCAAAATTACGCTGAGACGGACGAACTCCAGTTCTGGGGGTCAACCTTCGATGAGGCACTAGATGGCTCGTTACGGAGCAATTTTAGGGACTTTAGAAGAACAGTAGAGCTTACCTATAACCTGTGTACGACCCCTGACGATTACAGAACAATTTGCAATAACATAGCCACAGACTTTATTAATGGTTCTACCTTTATATATATCGGTATTGATACTAGTAGTCTGTTTCGTGTAGTTTTAGAGGATGACTTTGCTCATCGTGTTCAATACGCAAATCAACATGGTTTGTTTGTTCCTAAGATTACGTTCAAAGCATTTGACTTGGGCGTGGTTATAACATTAAACTTTGAAGATTGGCGGTTTGTAGACGACCCATTAGGCATCGAAGAATATCGAGACTATGGTTTAATAAGCCCTAGTGACCCAGTAACCGTACAATTAGATTATGGCTCTATCTAGTAAAATAAGCTCAATATACATTAGGAAGGCTGGTGGAAGCAGCTGGAGTTACACGATAACTACTAACAACTTTACTAGCGACATAGGTCAGGTAAACTTTGGATCGGCTTATGATGAGGCTGTAGATGCCAGTCTAAGACAAAACCTTCGTGGCTTTCGGTTTACTTTAGATCTGAACTGGGCTAAACTTTTATCATCAACGTTTGCTGGTAGTGGTGGGGGTGGTAACACAGCCAGTGCCTTCTTACAGGATTTAGTTAGCGCATTTACGGGTGGAGATTCGTATGTAGAAGTATCGTTTAGTGGTTCTTTTACTACATTGTTTGACAATACTAACGGAGCTAACGCTAACGCTTTTAAGTTTATCTTAGACAGCTCTAGTATTACTACAGCATATACCAATCAAATAGGTCGTGGTTCTGCCAACATTAAACTGATAGCGCAAGAACTAGCAACGACTATACCAGTAGCACTCCAATCACCTAGCGTATAATATATGGCAACAGAAGTAAAACGTAGAAGAGGCTCGGATTCAGACCACGTAGGATTTACTGGCGCTGTAGCTGAGCTTACCGTAAACACCAATGACTGGACGGTACACGTGCATGACGGTACAAATTCTTATGGTTACCCATTATTAAGGGCTGACTTTAGCAATGCCACGTTTACTACCCCTGATGCACGATACTTATTAGAAGCCAATAACTTATCTGACCTGCCAAACAAGTCTACAGCAAGAACTAATTTAGGTGTAGCTATTGGAACAAACGTACAGGCTTTTGATGCTGGTCTAGCCGACATTGCTGGACTCACGCCAACCAATAGCAACTTTATTGTAGGTAACGGGTCTAACTTTGTAGCAGAATCTGGAGCTACGGCACGAACCAGTTTAGGCATTGGTAACGTTGAAAATACTGCATTATCTACATATACAGGTCAAGGTGGGGCATTAGACAATCAATACATTATTAATGGCGCAGGATATACTAATAACGTAGGAGACATTACAGGCGTTACGGCAGGTACAGGATTAACTGGTGGGGGTACAAGTGGCGCAGTTACGCTTGATGTTTCTGGGCTAACAACATCACAATTCAGTGCTGCTACGTTGCTAGACAGTACAGAAGGGTTTGTTTCTAGTAATGCAATGATAATGACTAGCTCAGCCATTGCATCTTATGTTACTGGTCTTGGTTATACATCAAACGTAGGTACAATCACAGGCGTTACGGCAGGTGCAGGTCTTGGTGGTGGCGGAACGTCAGGCACAGTAACCTTGACCCATTCAGATACAAGTACACAATCATCTGTAGATAATTCAGGCGTTTCCGTTATACAAGATGTGACGCTAGACACCTATGGTCATGTTACTGGTTTAAATTCAAAGAATTTAGTTGATGAGTTTGTCCCTGACAAGGCAAACCTTGTTGTTCAAAGTGCGGCTAGTGGTACAGGTAGTTTAAGCTACAATCAAACTAATAAACAGTTTGAGTACATTCCGCCTGCGTCAGCAGCAGGAGATATTACTGAAATTGCGACTAGCACAACTTCGGGGCTTAGTGGGGGTACAACAAGTGGCGTGGCTACTCTATCATTAAACATATCTAGACTGGTAGATATGACAGAGGACGTAGCAGCCATAGATGAAATAGCTATACTGGATGGTGAAACCAACAAAAGAAAGGCTTTAAGTGAGATAGATATTTCTGTCTTTAATAATGATGCTGGGTTTGGCGCTGGTGACATAACTGGAGTTACAGCAGGTGCAGGTCTTGATGGTGGTGGTACATCAGGGGCGGTTACACTGTCACATTCTGACACCAGCTCTCAGGCTTCTGTTGATAATAGTAATGGTTCAGTTATTCAAGATGTAACGCTAGATACTTACGGTCACGTTACTGGTTTAACATCTGTTGACTTAGATAGCAGGTATCTTGAATTGTCAGGTGGTATTCTTACTGGCGATACAAAGTTAAGAGGTGGTGATTTATTTTTAGATGCTGCAGCAGTAAATGGTACAGGCAATAGAAAAATAAGGTTTACAGAGGGTTCATCTACTAGCTCAGGCTTTCAGGGTGGTTATATTTATTATGATGGTGATGCTAATAAGTTGCACTTGGGTATGCACGATGCCACTGATTCAGATACTGCAAATGATTTAGATGCTATAACCATATTAAGAAGTAACCAAAATGTAGGTATTGGATTAAATGCTCCTACTCAAAAACTTCATATTAATAAAGCATCATTATCCTTAGCAAGGTTTACTACTACTGCAACAGGTCTTAATGATACGGATGGTGTTGCTATAGGGTATGATGACTCTACAGGTGCGGTGTTTTGGAATCGTGAAAACAGCAACCTTGTCTTCGCAACTAATAATACCTCAAGACTTACTATAGAAGCAGGAGGCGATATAGAGGTTGCAAATGACCTTAATATTGATGGGTCTTTTACAAATACTAACGGTAACGCTAGTTGGAGAAAATCAGGAAATGAATATACAGCAACTTGGATAGATGATAAGACAGTTAAGTTTGTTAAAAGTGCTAGTTCTTATGCGGCTACTACACCATACGCTGAACACCAAAACTTTATAGCTACCTTCTCATTTAAGACTAGTAACGCTACTCATCTTGGGTTAGTTTATCATGGTCAAAACTCACCATCAGAAGATGGTTACAATGTAATTATACGCAGTTCAAATACGGTAAGAGTACAGAAAAGACAAACTAATGTAGGTCAATCTTATCTTATAGGCGGTGTTAATGGTACTGCTATTTCAGGTGTAGATATAGATGATGGTAACTGGCATAGAGTTACCGTACAAGTCATTAGTCAAAAGATACGAGTAGATATTGATGGAAACCAGATTATCAATGGTGAAATAAACGACACTACATTTACAGAGGGTGGTGTAGGTTACATCGCTTATGACGGAACTGTAGAGTTTAATAACCTTGAGGTTCAAGAGATACCTTCCACTACGTTTATAGATACGCTAAATTTAAATGGTATATCTGAGGGTGCTAGTAACACTGTAGCCCTTATGTGGGATCAAGGAAAAAACGTTACATACAGAACACTTGGTTCTAATGCGTTCAACAGTACCACGATACCTACTGCCTCTGACTTTTTACCAATTACAGGTGGTACGCTTACTGGTAATATTACATTAGGTAAGTCAGACCCAGTATTAATACTCAATGATACTAGTGCCTCAAATTCCACTGTCTTAACCGCATTTACAAGCTATAGGGCGCAAGGTTCTGAAAAAGGTTTTGTAGGATTCGGTAGTGGAAGCAATAACTACTTGTATGTCAGGAACAGTGATGGCAGAATAGATATACAAGGCTCAACTGGCATATATTTAAATAGTGATACTACGCTTAGCGGTGACTTAGATGTAACAGGTGCAATAGTATTGGAAGATTCTCAACCTATAAAATGGGATACCAATAATATACTGAGTCACAACGGTACATCTACCTATTTAGGAGACGCAGCATCAGCTTCTACCTTGACTCTAAGTGGAGGTAATGGGACTTTTGAAGGAGATTTATCTATAACAGGTGGGGATTTAACTTTAGGAACAGATTCTATTGCATCGAATATTAATTCTGTAGGAGATGTTTTAGTACTTAAAGTAGATTCAAATGAAAATACAGGCGGTAGTCCAAATATACAATTTAAAGTTGGAGCTGCGACTGAATTAACGATAAATGGGTCCACCGCAACTTTTGCAGGTGACCTTGACGTTGATGGTGACCTTGAGGTTGATGGCAGTGTAGGAATTGGTACTGCTAGTCCTGACTTGATGTTGCATTTAAGCCATAATGACAACAACAATGGTTTATTATTACAGCACGAAGATCAAGCTAGTAGTTATCAAATGTTGTTAAACATCAGAGAAACAGAAGGATTAATATTCCAAAGATGGAGTACAGGAAGTTTTTCTGCTAACCTAATGACTCTTGATTATAATGGCAATTTAGGTATTGGTACTGCTAGTCCTTCTGTTAAACTTGACATAAGTCAAGATGACAATACTACTAATGATTTAGATGTTTTAAACTTGAAAAGAGTATGGTCTTCAGCTACTAGTGCAGATAGGTCTCATGGAATTAAGTTTTCTGATACAAACGCTACATTAGCTAACATATATGCAGACCGTACAAATTCTGGTGCTAATTATAACGGTGATTTGGTATTTGTAACAAACAGTGGGGCTTCGGGTACAAATACATCTGAAAAAATGCGCATCGACTCAACAGGCAACGTAAACATCTATGGAACAGACAATAGACCACTAGCAATAACCTCTTTTGCTACAGTTTCTGCTGGTGCTGGCTGGGATTTAAATGCTACATCTGGCAATGGTGTAGTTACTGTTTCTACTGGCGGCACAGAACGTATGCGCATTGACTCTGCTGGTGACGTAGAAATAGGTACTACTACTAACGTTGCTACTAGGAAGTTGACTATAGACTCAAGTACTGTATCTAAAATAAACCTTGATGTAGGTAATGAAGGAACTGTAGGAAACTTCGAGGCTAGGTCTGGTGAAGTTAGTATAGGCGCAGATACTGCCGCTGACTTACACCTAAAAACGTCAGGAACAGACCAAGTAACCATTGATTATATAGGTAACGTAGGTATTGGTACTACTAGTCCTGATGCAATTCTACAAATTGCTAATAATGATGGGAGTTCTTATAGATTTGGATATGGCGGAACTTCAGATATTTATTTCGATGCAGATAATATTTTTATAAGAACGGATAACGGTGGTGCAAACACAGCAACATTCACAACTACAGGGCTAGGTATTGGTACTACTAGTCCTAGTGATAAGCTACATATTGTTGGAAGTAATGGTTCTGTTCGTATAGATAATACATCTTCTACTAAGAGCTATTCTTTAACTACTATGGATTCTAATAATAGATTTAGAATCTACGACAATACTTCAGCATCTGAAAGACTCACAATAACAAACGGAGGCAACGTAGGTATTGGTACTACTAGTCCTGTTAATAATACACCTTTAACGCTACAAGCCCCATCTGGTTATACTGATACACTTTGGTTAAAATCTGTAGGAACTAATATTGATAGTCGTATAAACATTGGTCCTACAGGCACAGGTAACGCACAAATTAATAACGCTACTGGAACAGATATAGAATTTCAAGTATCAGGTAGCACAAAAATGATTATCGAATCTACTGGTAACGTAGGTATTGATACGACTAGTCCTAACAAAAATCTTCAGATAGATATAGCCAATAACAATACCAATGTACTTACTGGTAATGGTCTTGCAGGTGGTGCGGCAGGAAGTGGCGTACTTATTTATAATTCAAACACAACATCAGGTGTTTATGCTAATTTAGATTTTAGAGCCAATAATGCTGATGGTAGAATTGCCTATAAGTATATGGGTAATACTAATGTCGGTGACTTCCATTTTATTACTGATAATACAAATAGTCCAATATCGGCTATGATTATCAAGAATGACGGTAAAGTAGGTATTGGTACTTCGCCTTCCTATCCTTTAGAAGTAGATACTGGAGCAGGAACATTTAGTGTAAGAGCAAAGGGTAGTGGCTCTGTTACTATCGCATCTGATGCTAGTTTAACTTATTTCGGTAGTACGCACGAATTTTACAATGCTGCAGGTTCATCAGAGTATATGCGCATCCAAAGCTCAGGTGCAGTAGGTATTAATAATAGTTCACCTGACAGTTTTTCTGCTAGTGTTAGCACATCATCTTCATTAGTTATAGGTCAAGGAACATCGGGTGTATCACCTGGTCTAACTTTATGGCAGGGCAATTCTGCACAAGCAACTATCAATTTTGCATCTGCTAATACGGGCGCAGGTCAATACGAAGGCAGAATCCGTTACACAAGGGATACTGGTGTTATGGATTTTAGGACTAATGGTGTGGGTAATGTGTTAGTTTTAAATGCTTCAGGTAACGTAGGGATTGGTACGGATAGTCCAAATAGTTTATTAGAGCTTAACGGCACTGACAAGCGATTCCAAATTCAAGACGGTACTAATAGCATGAGTTTTGGACAATGGGACACTGCAACGAATAGAATAGAATCAGGTGGTGGAAGAAAACTACTTATTACTTCCTATTCGGGTGGTATTGATTTTGGATTAAACGGAAGTGGTGGGAGCTTAACTATAGATACTTCTGGTAACGTAGGTGTTGGTACGACTTCTCCTTCGGCTATATTAGAAGTAGCAGATGTTTCTCCTCAAATACAATTTACCGATACCGTTAATGCTTCTGCATATTCAAGAATACTAAATACAGATAGTGGTACTTTATATATTGATGCTGATTTAGGTAATGCAGGTAGTAATAGTGCTATACTATTCCGTTTAGATGGCGGTAGCGAAAAAATGCGCATTTTATCAAGTGGTGGTATCACCTTCAATGGAGATACAGCAGCTGCTAATGCCCTTGATGATTACGAAGAAGGAACGTTTACACCACAGATTCATGCAGGGGCTAGTAACACTTCTTTTAACTCTAATAACTATGGCAAATACACTAAGATAGGTAACGTAGTGCATTGTTCAGGTAGATTTAGCGTAACTTCAATTACAGCTGGAAGTTCAAGTACCAACGTAGAACTGGGTGGGCTTCCATTTGCCGCTAACACACCTCTTGGTACGAGCACAGGAGCTGTTGCAGGTAGCATAGGGTTTGCGAGTGGGTTTGCAGGCGAAGCACCAACTATGATGCAAATTAGAGATGGTGAAACAAATGCTTTCTTATATTTTCAGAACTCAAGCCTAGGAATTAGTAATTTAAAGGGCAACGACTTTGGAACTGGCGCACACTCTATTGTATTTCAAATAACTTATCACGTTTAAACTTATGCTAGAAAAAAAAGAATCATATACGTCTATAGACATAAAAGAACTTGGGCAAGTGTCCTTACGAAAAACGACACGAGTAACTGACGATGGAACGGTCATATCCGAAAGCCATCACAGAGAGGTTAGGGTTCCTAACCAAGACATTACGGATCTGCCACAGCACGTGCAGAACACCATCAACGCATACTGGACTCAAGATGTCATAGATGCGTGGAACGATTTACAACAACAAATAAACGAAGAATCACAATGAGCCATATAACCACCCAATACGAAACAGTAAGTATTGATCCTAGCGGATCAGTATCAGTACGAGTCAGCAAGATATTTGTTGACGATAATGAAGTAGAAGTAGCAACCGCTAGAGAGAAGCAATACTTTCAGAGGGATGCTACGATCACAGGTTTACCAGATCACTACCAGTCAGCTATCAACGCTTTTTGGGCAGGGTTACCTGCTATAGAGGAGCCAGTAGAAGAAGAGGCACCTGTCGAAGAGTCAGAGGGTGGCGAATAGGTACAGATTTTGTATATTGCAGTAACGTAACGTTAACTAATTTATATAAACACAATGGAAGAACGACTCCAACAACTAGTACAACAACGAGACGCTCTAAGCACTCAAATCAGTGAACTTAATTTTCTTATAAAAGGATACGAGGACACTATCAAACAACAAAACGAAGAGGTTGAAGATGTATCAGAACAAGCAGAAGAAGTCTAACGACAATAAAAAGAAAAAGCCAAACGCTCAAAACGGCAGAATGGCTTTTATGAAAAAAACTGGTCGCAGTAAGAAAGGCTAGTTTATCCCCATTTCAGGAAAGTCCTCATAGTAGGGCTTTTCTTTTTTGGTGGCATTAGCGTGTCCATCAATATACCCTTTTATGTATCCTTCCTTAAATGCCTCAGTGGTTGACTTCTCTGAGGCTTCTATCTTTTGGGCGATCCCGAAGAGCCACCCTACATAGGTCATACTAGAGACAAAGAATAAAATCGTTACTATTTCCATAATATTAATTTATTTTTTGTACTAGCTCTAAAAACTCTTCTATATTTGACTTCTGACGCTTTATCTCAATAGAAGCCATATAATCACATTGCTTTACTATTCGAGTCGCTCTAAGACGATTCTCGTGCGAAATAGAGCAATCTTTCTTTAAATGGTGGTGAACAGTAGTATGATCCTTGTAATTTAACTGTCTTGCAATAAATTGTTGAGTAAAGCCAAGTTGAGTCATAGCAAATATAATAATTTGCCTGGCATCCACTATAAATTGCCTTCTATCTTTAGATAATAGTAAACTTTTAGTTACGGCGGTTTCTTGGCACACCGCATCTATAATATCTTCCGCTATCATTTGTATCCTTTCTGTTTAATTGTGATTGGTTATCCACAATCTACAGAAGTCGAGATATATAGTCAAGCATTTTTTTAGCCTGTAGGCGATTGTAGCTTCTTCGCCCAGTAAGCCAATCTCTTAGCAAGAGATATTTTTTGGGTAGGTCTTTAGAACGGTAGTATCTGTGGGCATACCAGTGTGGGTCGTTCTGTACCTCACACCAGAACACCATTGCTGATAGTTCGTCTTCGGAGGGCTTACCGTGCCCCTTTGGGGAGAGAAGCTGATAGATTCGTTCCTTGAACTTGTTTGACCACTCCATGCCCATGTAGATGGCAATGTGCTTTGAAAAGTCGACCATTGAGTAGGGACTCTTTTTGACTGCATCCTTAATTTCTTCAAGAGTCATTTTGCCTCTGGTTCAGGCTTCTCTTTTTTGATGGTTTGTATCACACCAATGATGGCTACCATCAATGCTGCAATGGATTCGTATAGATCAGGTTGTATACTTACACCAATAGCACCAGCTATAGCGGTTACACCTTGATACGTTGAGGGTTCTTTTAATCGGGATTTTAACCAAGTCCAAGTCATAGTTACGGCTCTTTTGTTAATTAAATATACGGTGAAATCAATAATAGGAACGATACGCTCCCTACTCAATACCTTTTTACGTCGGATCACTTCGGGCATCTTGGTTTGCTTAACGCCCTTTATCTTACCCTGTGGTACATTACGGTTATCTATGGTAACCGCCTTTATTTTCTTTCGCCCTTGTATTGCCATTTTCCGTCCTCGTCTACTTCGAATTCGTGGTATCTGTCGCCTTTATGGTCACAGTGTATAAACTTCTGCTCTGGGTAGTAACAGATGCGCTTGTAGTCGGACGCTCTAAGCTCTTCTAAAAGTAGCTCCATGTTAGCGCACGTGTAATCTACGGCTCCTAGACCAGTAAAGGTATGTTCGCTAGTTCCGCTTCTGCCGTGCGACAGTTCCCAATCTTTCGAGCGATACCCACTGTTCTGGGATACTTGTATGGGTTGACCTATCTTGTGGCGTATAGGGTTAATTATGGGCTTGTGGTGCTTCTCTATTTTATCAACTACGTGAATCGGAACATCCACCATAACTCGATCCACTAGAAATTCTTTAATGCTAAAATAATCGTAGTACATACGTATTTTGTTAGTTAAATGATAAAATCTAGGTAGTTACCACCAAAATATCAATACCAATAAAAAAAGGGACATTGCTCGCACAAGTCCCCCTTTCATATCATCCTAACAGTACTATTCCTATAACTTGAAGCGAAAAACTAAAAAGTTATAAATATAGTTAAGTTAAGGTATCGGTATCCCTACCGAAAAAGGATAGAGGCTTTCACACCCACTATCCATGTATTAAGAGACAAATGAAAACTGCTATCAACAAAGTTTTTTATATATCATCATAGCAATCTCATCGTCCTTTACTCAAAACGGTAATGCCGCTTCTTTAGGTTCTTTAAATAATTCAGAACCTGTCATTACTTTAGATGATGAATTGTCTTCTCGCTCCGCTACGGTTACAGCTCCCTCAGTAAATACTACCTTACCATTACCAAGCCAAATTTTTTCCTTTCCAGCTTCTCGCTCTTCTTTGGACATGCTCATAGCAATACTCGCATTGTTTCCGAACCTAGTTTCATCGTTAATAAACACGGTAACGTTGGCGTATGTGCCTTTTTTACCTACTACTAACGATTCTTTTGGAATTTTTGTTACGTCTATAGACGCATTGATTATTGTCGCCATTTTTCTTTTGATTATGTTATAATTGAAGTTTAAATATAGATGAGTAAATGAATAAAGTCAATAACTAAATTTTTAGCCCTAGATCTTTATGGTGCATCATTTTAATGCGTTCATGTGTAAGCTGACCTCGCCTGCTCTTCACAACCTTAACGAACACACTCTCATAGGCGTGAACGTCACCATCTCTCCACCCTTTTACTTTTAGATTTCCAAGTGCATCCATCAGGATAAGGGACTCAACCATGTTGGGTCGGAACACTGAGGTCATACAATGAGCCACGTTCTTAATAACTTGTGCCCATTGAGCGTCCTTATACTTAGGCTCTAGCTGCCATCCGGATCGGTTGTATTCAGAGATAGTAACTTGGCTAGGCACGATGACCAGCACGTTAAGTTCTTTGGCTATCTGCTTTAGTATTTTGGTTACGTAGTTTATTTCCAGGGTTCTCGAGTCGTATCTACCCTGGGCGTAGACCTCTTGCACGTAGTCAATGACCACGAAGTCTAGACCACCCTCAATTTTTGCTAGACGGCACAGACGTTTGATTTCGTCTATGTCATCGGTGGTATCTACGATACGAACGTTATCAGCGTGAGCTACCGCTTGCATAGCGAGCTGTGTAGCCGTGTTCACGTCATAATCCTCCATTTGGAACCACAGACCTTGATAGCCTTGTACCGCTAATCTAGAGGCTAGGAACGTTGACCATTGGGTCTTTCCGTGCCCGGAGTCGGCTAGTATTACGTTTATATCGCCCTTGTGTAGACCCACGTGCTGATACAGTTGGTCATCCACTTTAGATTCACCCGTTACTAGCTTTTCTTTCTTGGGCTGAGACTGCTCTCGTTCGAAGATCTGTGTTGGAGTTAAAGCATCTACTGGAGTTGCCTCATCTAGCTCGCCACTTAGCTTATCTATCTGCATCATTAACTGATCCATCGTAGTGGACGGGTTATGAGCGAGCTGGGTAGCCTCGGTCAAGGACTTGGTTAGCCTTCGCCTATCAGCCGTATCTTTCAGGATACGAGCGTACCCTTTGATGTCGTGCTCAGAGGTGCGTTGGTGCATCTGAAGCTCAAGTAGATAGTCACAGCTATAGTTATCTAATTTAGCCGCCAGGGTATCCTCGTTAAATAAGATCCCTTCTGCGTGTTGTTGACACGCTTCTAAATAAATAGGATGTAGATTAGGGAAGTGGGTAGCGTCCGTTACATTGAATATAATCTCTCTATATTCTCTATTAGCAATGAGCGTACCAACCAGCACTTCCTCTAAGTGCCTTTGGTCTAATTCGCTCATATCACTTCCTTAGCCTTAACTCTTCCGTATGAGGTTAGTGAATAGGTAGATGGGTGCTTGTTATCGGAGACCATTACACCTGACTGTATTAAGCTACATATCGTTGAAAAGGTCGTCCAATACTTGTCGTGCCCCTCTATCTTCATGATAGGCTCTATGTCTTTATACGAAGCCTTTCCTTGCTCTTGTAATAATTTTAGTATGTGCAGTTCATTTATTGTCATCTTTTTTCTCATTAGTTTTTCTTAAATCTCTTTTAGTTACGGTTCCATTTTTGTTGAATGTGTGAGTGACCCAACCTTTGCGGTCGTACCACGTCATTGCAAGGATGCGAATATACCTACTAGCAAACTTCTTAGCAAAACGAATGTAGGGTTTTTGTGTGGGTGGTCGGTTCGTCTTAATTTGTACTAGCCAAACGTTACTACCGTCCATGGCTATGATGTCGAATCCATCAAACCTAGGCTCGTTACACGAGCAATCTAGCTTCCAGCATTTAGTGCATAACCCAGCGAATAGGTCTTTAGATTTTCTAAAGCGACCACCAAGCTCTACTTCATCCACGATCATCCCTTTATCGTGAAAGAATGCCATGGCTTTAGTTACGGTTCTTTTGCCTTTGGATTTGCTCATACTGATTGATTGCTTTAAATATTTGAAAAGCAACTTGTGGGACTATTGCGTTTCCATATCCTTTAATTGATTCTCTTCTCCATTTAGAAAAGGTAATAGAGTCCAATTCTCTGGGAATCCCATCATCTCCGCAACAAATAGGGGGTTGAGTTGAGCATTCTTCCCATTTGTATTGTAAGTTGCCCAACTCGCTAAATCGTTGTTCTCGCCCCTGCCCCTTTTCTTGAGCGACTCTATTGATCCGGAGCCGTTCTTGTCCGAGCAAGTTGGAGTCGGAAGCATTTGTGCTACGTCCCTCAATGGCGTAAGCAATAAACCATACTCTGTCCCTTTTGTGCGGGGCGTTGACGCCAGCAGCTGGAAGTAGGAACGGTTGTACTTCGTACCCTTCACCTTCCAAGTCAGTTTGCACCTCTTCGAATACCAACCCTCCATTCCAACTAACAAGCCCACGAACGTTTTCGCCCACGACCCAACGTGGTTGAATTTCTCGAACTGCTCTAAGCATTTCTGGGAACAAGTGGCGCTCGTCTTGTTTTCCGAGTCGCTTTCCTGCGGCTGAATATGGTTGGCATGGGAATCCTCCTGTGAGGATGTCAATTTTTCTTTGCCAAATAGTGAAGTCTGTTTCTTTGATGTCGCCATACGATATAGATTTTGGAAAATGATAATTTAAAATTTTACGTGGAAAGCTCTCCCACTCACAATGAAACAGGTTATCCCATCCCATCCACTCTGAGGCTAAATCAAAGCCCCCAATTCCTGAAAATAATGATCCGTGTGTCATCATAATTTTTGACTCCTTTCATATGATAAAGAAGCCCCTACCACCACGGAGACGATGATAAGGGCTATTATTAGGGTTGGGATCATTTTCTTTTGAAGTCGTCTGATTCGTCTTCAGAGAAGACCCCTTCGCTGTAGAATCCGGTTATTTGTAGTACGGCACGAGCCTTAGCTCTTTTCTCGGCGGTCTCTACCGGGTAATGCGGTAGGGAACCACCTGTTTTCTTGGTTTTTACGGGACAGTTATAGTGATTGGCCGTGCCATAAGACTCTACGGTGTATACTTCACCATTAGCATCTAATTTTTCGGCAATAGCCTTTATACAACAGTTTTCTTGCCCCTCGGTTAGTTCGGGTACAACCTCGTAGGTTACGGTAATTTTGTCGTGCGCCATTATCTTTTCTACACCGGTTCGGGTGATGATAATGAACCCTTGGTACGGGTGCTTGAAGAAGTCTTTACCGGTTAGACGGTACCGTTCTGCTAATAATTTTAGTGTGTTTTGTTCTGTGCTCATAATAGTGTTATTTCATTTGCGTTTTCTAACCCGATTAGTTCGGGTGTTGGGTTTTTCTTCCACTCACCGATGCGGTACTTAATTACGTTTAGTTCCTGCATCGCATTTGTTTGTGTCATCTCGTCTAGAGAATATACAGCAGTATTATATGGAAACTCTTTTTCTATTGCAACAAAGTAGAAGTTATATAAAGGGATTTCTAGCACGTCACAATAAAAAGCAGCTTGTAGATCATATCTAAACTTAAAGAAGTCAGACTTAAAGGATTTGTGCGAGGCGTCCCGGCAAGACTTCCAATCTATGATAGCTAGGGGTTCCTCGTTCCTCACTAAGAGACGATCGGGTCTGACTCGATACATTAGGTCAAACAGATCGGGTTCGGTCGTTAAAAACGAATATTCGTCCCATGCTTCATACGGATCGTATAGGTCGTACACCTTTTTTAGCGCTTCGTTTCTGAGTGCAGAGTTGTACATGTGTTGGATCCGCTCCATGTCCGCCTCAGATATAGACACCTGATTTTCACCTAGAGAACACTCAAAGTCGTTCTTATAGGTCTTGTAGTCTTTGGTCATGGTCGGAGCCATGATGTCCGGTCTACGCTCCAGGATTTGTGCTATGATCTCAGCATCTTTAAATACCTTGAAACGTTTATGGAACGCTTGTCTATCCTCAAAGTACGTGTGCATAGCATCCCCAAACAGAAGAGCCTGGCTCGGCTCTATGGGTTGAAGCGCCTTTGCGATCGAGTGCTTAGCCACGCCCTTCACGAAGCTACTAGAAACGTAGTCGGTTAGAGCGTGGTAATCACTATTGGATAAGGATTCGTATACTTTCATTAGAATCCAAATCGTTCTTGTTCTTCGGTTTTATGAGGCTTGATCTCATATACTTCGTGCGAACTATTTTGTCGTTCAAGAAAAATAGGCACGGTTTGTAGTACATTTTGATTGCCCGTTGGATTTTTACCGGTCAACTTTTGTATTAGTTTTTCAGCAAGATCCTTGCCACATACCTGCATACATCCTGCTCTATGACCGGTCACATTAAACGCTTCACCTAGTGGTTCGGGCGTACAATATACCTTTGTGTCGTTAAACCCAAAGGATAACGATTCAGGTGATCCAATCTTTTTTCTACCTTTTTGATAGAAAAGAACGCTATACGCAACGGATTTTTTGCCACGCTTACCAAATAGCACGACCCCGTCTGAGGCTTTGTGTCCACCACCGCCTCCTACTTTTGTTTTTAGTGCATAGTTCCAATTAATAGACATAATATTATAAGTTATTTAAGGTTTCGATTTTTATTATAGGTTGATCAAACGCTTCAAGAGCCAACTGCATATCTTCCACCATATCTTCTAGATCGGTAGCTATTAAACTGATTGGCACTTTAACGTATCTTACGACGATGTCTTGTTCGTCATAAAATACCTGGTGTATAGAGTACACCGTCTCGTCACCGGATTTCTGTGAAAGTACCCGGTAATTCCAAGTTTGTTCCATTTGTCTTGTGGTTAGATTTTTGTTGACGTTCAGCGCTATACAAGCAAATCTCAAAGGCTCGTATGTACGCCTGGGTATACTTGTCTGGGTTAGGTAAGGAGCGTAATCCAGATAGGAATGCCCTCATAAAGTCTATGTGTTGTCTCATATGTATCTCGTTTCTTAATTTAAGTATTGTGGATATAATTTATAAAAAAGTATACACTATCCAAAATAATTTTTATATTCTTAAATAAAGTAATAAAAATGAGACTACAATGGACGTTCCAAATCACACCCAAATCCCCAATAGTATTATAGACGAACATATGAAGAGCCTAAGCCCGGCTCAGTTTAAGGTTCTTATCGCCATATGCCGTAAGACCATTGGGTGGCATAAGCAATCCGACTACATAAGCATATCACAGATCGTGGAATTGGCAGGGGTATCTAACAAGACCGTGATAGCTGCGGTTAGAGACCTAGAGCAGTTCGGATTTATTGTTACACAGAAGAGCAATAGAACCACCACGCACATCACCCTAAACTATAACGTAACTAGTGTACTCAGTACACCACCTAGTGGAGCTACTACACAAGATGCTAGTGGAATTACTACACACACAAAAGAAACCCTAAAAGAAACTATATATAAAGAAAGGATGATCCCCACTCTTGATGAGGTTGTCTCTTATTTTACGAGCAATGGGTACACGGTAGAAGCCGCTAACAAGATGTACGATTTTTACCAGGCTTCGATTTCTAGTAACCGTCAGAAGTATTGGAAGGATAGTAGGGGCAATGCAGTAAAGAGTTGGAAGCAGAAGGCTCAAAGCGTATGGTTTAAACCGGAGCACAAGGATCAAGGTGCGGACGGTTGGTCAACCCAGGGCTTCAAGTCCGTTGATGTACTTTAGTAAGTGCAGAACATATGTACGCTTTTTATTTGACATTGATTGTGGATAAGTGTATACTATAGATAGAGACAAACATTAATTAACAAAAAGACACAATGGATAAGAGAATCGTAAATACCTACGTAAAGAAGGTTGCAACCAAAGACTTAGACGAGCTAGTAAATGTATTGTACATAGCCCTAAACGGAAACCCAGATCAAAGCAAAGCTCTAATGCTTAGCGTACTATTGGAGGAACCAAAATGAGACAAGTAGAGATGATGGGACTAATGAATAGAGTGATTGAATATCAGACCGAGGATCATAGCCTGGAATGGAACGTACAGTTCTTTGCAGATTTGATCGCTACGGGCTTAGCATGGCGTCTTGAAGGGCGCATCGGAAGGGAAGCTAAGTCTTACATCGATAATGGATTAGTAAGTGCTCAGGGCGAAATTGATTGGGACTATTACGAGGAGAACTTTGCGTTATAAACTGATCATACGATAAATTTCTACGGGGGGTTTATTGGATTGAAGATTTCTACGGGGGGTATGGCAGCCCCCCTTTTTTTATGGATTTCTACGGGGGCTAGACGGGTTTGGATTTCTATGGGGGGTTAAGAGATTTTTAGGGGGGATTTTCGGCGGGGGTTATAGGGTGACCCCCCTGGCACGATGTATGTGCAATATATGTGTATATGTATAATATATGTATAAAGCATGTATGATTTATGTGTATATGTATAATATATGTGCGATATATGTACAATATATGTGTATATGTGCAATGTATGTGCGCCCCGTTTTATTTATTAGATCCAAAACAAAACCCAAAACCGACTATTTTTACCGGATCAAAAAAAAATACTTTTTTGTTTTGATTTTAAGACAGAAAGCCGTAACATGATGTATGCACTTGAGGCAAAGCCCCCTATAAAATGTGCTAAGTTTAATAAAAACAACAACTTAAGAGACAAGACAATGGAAGCAACACGAGAAACATTAAAAGAACTAAAACATAAAGCCGATCAACTATTGATAGTTGCCGAGGAACTTAAAAAAAATCTAACCGTAGCTCAAGCCTACACAATAAAAACGGGAAACGAAACCCCGAAAGAATTAAAAGAGGATAAAATATCGTGCGAAGAATACTTGAGGCGCTGCATTGGATCGCTTCAATACATACATGATAAGCGCTTCAGCATTCAAAGAGCCATTGAAAAAACACAATAAACCAACACGGGAGCCCGGGCACGGGTTCCCAATATTTAAACCCCGGACAAATGAAAAAAGCCTATTTAATACTAGAAAAATATACGATCATTTTTGGAGCTCTTTATTTAAGCGCTCACATTTTACACCATATTTTTAACCACTAAACCCGATCAAATGAACTTAAAAGAATATTTACTACTAACACACTACACAAAACCACTGTTTAATAATATGAGACCGGCTTTAATATGTAATGACGGTTTTAAAATGTCAGTACAAGCCGGAAGCGGATACCATTGCGAACCCCGAGAAGAAACCAAAGAGTATAAAAGCGTAGAAATTGGGTTCCCTAATTACGACGATATTCTAGCCGTCTTTCAATGCGGATCTATAGAGGAATACGAAGCCGAAAAAAAATACTATCTTCAAGACCCTTTAAACGGGATACTTGAAAGGGTGCCTATTGAACTAGTTAAAAAAGTAATTGATAAGCACGGCGGAATAGATAAGCAAAAATTATATGATCATATAGAAAAAGCATTAAAATATAATTTAACCACGGAAAAATGTACTTACTAAGCTGCAGACATTGCGACACTGTATACGATCATAAATACGAACTAACAAATATAATACACGACACCCGGTACGATCACGGGTACGAAATTCCATACTGCCCGGAATGTTATCAAAACGCAGAAGACAACACAGAAGCCACACCCGAACAAATTAAACAATACCAACAAACAACAAACCAGGAGACAAACCAATGAAAAAAGTTAAAAAATACCGATCATTAAACCGGTACTATATAAGAACCGGTATTAATAGAATGTTAAAACTATACAACCAAGCAACCCCGGAAGAAAAAGCCGCCGGGATTAAGTGGTATTCAGATGCTCACAAATACGCCGCAGCGCTTGCAATAGAGCACAATACCACCACGGAAACCGCCGCGAAAATAGTTAGTATTTTGAGCCCGTCGGTCGAGTGGGAACTAAACAAACAGCAAGCCGCCGCAATAATTGCAGCGCACAACACCGGAAGCAATCCGGCAAAAGTAATTGTTTCAACATACGACGGGAACAAGTACAAAGCGATAGCCACCCTAAAAGATAAGCCGATCACATATAAACCCCGGGAAATAAAGAACGGAGAATATACCGGCAAGACCGGAAAGCCACGAACCGCACGCCCTGGGATAAATAGAGAAACCGCCCTAAAAACGTACGCCTTTTTTCAGAACATAAACCAGGGAGAAAACGCCGCCGAATACGTTACAATTGATCGGCACCACCTAAGCGCATTTTTCAAAAATCCGAAGCGCATTAAAAGTTTAACCGCTGCAAGATACGCAGATATAACAGAAGCAACCAAAACCGCAGCCGCTTCCGTCGGATTGAAGCCGTACCAATTCCAGGCGGTTATATGGGAGCAGGTACGAAAGAAGCAAGCGCCACAACACACAACACAAAAAACAACGGTATAAAATTATGAACGATCTACACAAAACACTACAAAAAAGCTATACAACACAGCGGGAACTTTCGAGAGCTTCCGGGATAAATCACAACCGCATAAACCGTTTATGCCTATACCCGAATGAGATACTACCGAACAAAATAAGCTACCAGGAATTCAACCAGGTAAACGAAGCGCTTGAAATATTGGATCGAGCCCACCGGCTCAAATTGTATTGGAATAGTATAGACAACCAAAACGACCCAAGCTATAGAGACCCGGACAGATGGTAAACTTGCGAGGGTAGGAGGGTAGGAGGGTGGATTTTTTACCACCCAACCAGACCCGACCCGATCAAAAAACCGTAAACAATAGACACCAGGAACCCGGCATAAAACACCGGGTTTTTTTGTACCTGGGGATTTTTTACCACCCGACCCGATAAGGATTTTTTTACTACCCAACCAAGCCACGCCACCAGGAGCCAGGGCAAGAGGGGTACCATATTAAACGGCGACGGAACGGCGCTATACTACCAACTCTTCCGCAAAAACTAAATTTTCACCAATACCCGTCAACTATAAAGATTTCTGCCGTAATGACTTGCATTTCTAGAAATTTCTATCTATAGTTTGTCAACTTAAATTTTTACCATTATGCCCTGGCACAAAAAGCAAGAAATAAGCAGTCGTGAGGAGTTGTTGGAGGAGGTTAAAGTAGTCATAGAATGCCTGCATGCGATCCCTTCTATGTCGGATAAATTGCCGAACTATATCTTTAATAGGATAGAATCAATCAAGGAATACGTTAAAAAACACGGATGGAACGATGAGTGATTTTACGACCAAAGAAAAGATCCAGATACTGAACGATATAGACATATTAGGCAATGTGTCTAAAGTAGCTGAAAAATGGGGTGTTTCTAGACAAAGCATTTACAACTGGAGGTCGGAGCGTGAAGAGCTGGATAAGCAGATTGTTATAGAACAACAAGTCCAGCAAGTAAGAAGCGAGTCAAATTTCGATCCTAACGTCCTAAAAGACCTAAACCAATACCGTAACACCCTTCAGCTCATTGGAACGCTAGAGGAGCGAAAAGAGAAGCTATCAGCAAAGGTAGAGTTCATGCTCATCAAGATTACGAGCCTATTAGAGAACCATCCTGACCTGGACTCGATTCATCCAAAGGATTTAAGCAAGATCATGAAGGATTTACATGACGTGCGCAAAGAGCTTAGTAACGAACCAGCCATTATTATTGAGTATAAAAACAAGGTTCGGGAACAAACGCTACAAGTGTTGCAAGACTTTTTGGATGTAGATCAACTCAGAGAGTTTGCGCAGCGTATGGAGTCAATAGAAGCGGACTACGAAATTTTATGAAAAAGTTAGTACCGATGTGCATTGTCGTATTGACCGAGTTTATAGGGTGCTTTATCTTAGGCGCATCCTGTAACTCCTTAACGACAGACCCATCGACAATCTGCAACTCAATCTGTTCTTAATGAAGATGAAGTTATTACGCCTACGTCAGGTATGGATGTACTCTGACAATCAACCAACGGAGATTATCCTTGCGCTGGCTAATATCTTTATGGTTCCATTTGCATTGAGCATGGAGGTTGGCACTGGTTTGTTTCTTTCTTTGATACCTGCTGTGTCGGGTATCCATCAAATAATTTGCGTGGCTTCTGACGAGATAGATTGTAGAGTGCGAGCCTCTATGATTTGCCTAGGTGTGTACTTAGCGTCAGCGGTTATGTATCTAATAACCATAGGCTTCCCTAGTCCAACACACTACGGGTGGCTTCTTATTTATAATAGCTGCTTTCGGTAGTATGTCCAGACTATCGAGAGAAAAAATATATAAAAAAAACAATGGATAACATCACGCAAATTGTTATTACGCTCGCAACCGTACTGGGCTCCGCAGGGGTCTGGAAGTTCTTTGAAGCTAGGCTTAAAATAAAGGCTGAGCAAAGAGAAAACGAAACCAATAATAGTGACACGATTCAGTATCGTGACGACCTAAAGAATAGGGTTCGTAACCTCGAGAACTTATTAGAAGATTCATCCGATGAAAAGGATGAGTTGCGAAGTCAAATATTAAAGCTAACAGAGGAAGTATCTGCGTTAAGGATTAAAGTCGAATTCTTGGAGAAAGAGAATGAACGGCTCAAACTCAAATAACATTAAACGCTACATATTTCCTGAAATGAAAGAAAACTTTATACCTAAGCCCGTACCCCTAAAAAACAAAGCACGCATATTTAAGTGTCTTGGTGAAGTATCTACTGGTAAACGGTGCGAGGTGCAGTGCCCCATATGCAAACGAGCCTATGAGCCAAAAACCGAAAAAGAATAACTGGTCAGACTTATTAGTCAATGTCGTAGGACACGAGCCACCCCCTGACTCGCTAGACCTACGTAATTCTTTTATCGAAAACTGTTTAGCTGATCAAGATGGGTTTAAGGTAACCCAAGCTCAGATTCATCACACGATGCAGAAGGGCATCTACGACTGGGAGCAACAAGCCTTATCCAAGAACGCTCGTCTCAATGGATTGATTAGAGCGCCCTACAACACGGGAAAGTCCCAACAAGTTCCCATTGGTCTGTCTGCATACATGACCACACGTAAGCACGAGCTAGAAACCCTAATAGTATCGGCTGACGGTGGCATCTCTACCAAGAGAATATTGTCTCTACGAGCCCTATTCCAGAGTGATATGTACAGGTACTGGTGCAAAGAGCACAACTTTAATCCTGTTGAATTTGACCGCACCGATACAGGTTCGACTCAACGCATTATTGTTAAAAGCCGTAACCGCACAGGTAACCCCACTTATGAGGCGTATGCCGTACTAACCCAAACCACAGGACAGCGAGCTGGTGTTCTTATTCTTGATGATGTGTGTAACGATGAAGACAGAATATCCACTGCTCGTAGGGAAACCGTATGGAACAAAGTATCTAATACATGGATTAAGAGAGTTCATGATAAAGGTATTGTTTTGAGTGTATGCACCCCATATCATCCTAATGACGCTAATAGTAGATTAATGAAGTCTGGGATATTTAATGTGTTACAGATTTCGGTAAAAGAAGACAAAACAGGATATGAGGTGGAAGAATGGAACAATCTAAAGTAGTTATGTATGCCAGATTTGGGCTAAAGGTACAGCAAGAGGAAATAAATCAAATAAAAAATAAGATGGATGAGTTTCTGGATATGATAGAAGCTGAACTTGTCGGTCAAAAGTGGGAAATATTAGCCAAGCACAAAAACTCTAAGGCGATACACGAAATTATAAAAGAATGCGGAAAAAATGGATGGGCAATCCTGACATACGACCTTAAAACATTACACCAGCACCATTCAGGTGCAATGTCCTTAATAGCGGAGGGTGACGATGCAGGTGTGCCTGTCTACTTTATTGAAAGCGGTGCTGTCATGCAAACATTATTCAGTAGATTATGAGAGAACCAGATAAGGTCTGGGACATTCCCTTATGGGAAACTAATCACAGTAAACAACGGCTACTCCAAGAGGAAGCGATGGACTTTCTGTCGTATAAACTTGGATACGAAATGAGCGAGGAAACAGATGACCCAACGAGAAAGGCTTATAAACACTTTGACGGATACAATCACTACCCTGATGGGAATCTTACGGCTCTTGATTACGATCCTGGCTATCCTGTCTGGCTTTGTGCTGATTTCAACAGGTCTCCTCATTGTTGGGCTCTTCTCCAAGTTAAAAGAGCTCGTAACGGACTTAAGCAGTACCTTATTTTCGATGAAATCTTCTCCAAAGAGGCTCTAACCACCGAGCAAGCCCTAAAAGCGGTAGAATTACTAAATAAATGGGGCATCTCAAAGGTTTTATTAGCTGGAGACAACACTTCCAACCAAAAAAGTGGCAATTATGGTCGTGTAGGCAAAAATGACTGGGACTACGTGCGAGAAGTCTTTGAGGAGAACGATATTTTGTATAAAAACGAGCTAGACATCCAAAATCCTAAGAGAAAAGTGCGTGTAGACAAGGTAAACAACGTAATTTACGCTGGAACCAATGGGGAGCGTAGATTGCTTGTAAACACACGCTGCGAACACGTCATAAAAGACTATATGTATTCCATCGTTAATGATAAAGGGCTAAAAATCGACAATGGCGACAGGGGTCACATGTCCGATGCTACTGATTACGCTATCTGGCGTAATGAGAGAGGCTCCGCCTCCCCTATGTATGTGCTCCGCTAACTTCTCTTTATAGATTTAGCTCGTTTACCCATACCAACCCGTCTCTTTTCACGTACTGCTTTCTTACCCTCGCCACGTTTACGCAGTTCTTGCCACGTTACTGGGGTCTTAGAGGAAACCTTAACGGTAGGTCGACACTTCTTCACTCCTTTAAATTTAGCAGAGCCACAAGCCTGTCCGTCTTGGGTCTTCCACTTTTCTTTCATCCATCGGGCTACACCAGTTGTACCTGACTTCTTGCCTTTATAGGTTCCACCCCTTTTCTTGTATTCCTTTACTATCCACGCAGAAGCATACGCACTAGGGAATATCTTGAACTTACGTTTAGCCTCAGATTTAACTCGGCTGTATAGGGCTGGTTTTGCTGGAGTGTTTGCCATAATTGCGTCAAACTTATGGCTGAATTACACTAAAATTCAATACCAATATCTTTACCGTACAAAGCCAACTTTGTAGACTGTAGCTGTTTCTTTTTAGGTTTTTTGTACTTTTTGACTAAATCTTTTGCCTTAATAGGCTCATACACCCTAACTTTGTTAGTGTTTATTGTTAAACACAATACGACGTAGTCGGATAGTAATGGACTTTTGACTAATGGATCGTTCTTCTGAAACATCCATGAAAGACCGAATTGATTAGCCATTTGTAACAGTTGACTTTTAACGTGAAGGTTATGAGCGTTATTTACGATCATGTCGGCATCGTAAGACTTGTTTCTGCTTTTGTATATGCCTACGTCAGGCTGAGTGCACTCTTGATTCATTTCTGTGTACGTAAGCCATACTGCGTATTCAGCTAATTTACCATAGTAAATATCTTGTTTAATCTTACCAGGATTGTCTTGACCACGTCTTTTATATTCTGCTTTGTTAGTTCGATAACACTTTTCCGCAAAGTCAATGATCTGTAACTTGTACGTATTATCCATCGTTACTTCTCTGTACTTCATGTCTATTAAGTTTAGTATTGAATCTTTATGGAATATACGTATATTTTTGACACCATGAGTAGCAAAAAAGACCCAAAACTTACAAGGTACGGAGTAAGTGGCTATAACAAGCCTAAAAGGACTCCGAGTCATCCTACTAAGTCTCATATTGTAGTAGCAAAAGTGGGCAACAAAGTAAAGGTCATACGCTTTGGTCAACAGGGTGTATCAGGTGCGGGCAAGAACCCTAAGACTAAGGCTGCAAAAGCTAGACGCAAATCCTTCAAGGCTAGACACGCAAAGAACATAGCCAAAGGACGTATGTCAGCAGCATATTGGGCGGATAAAGTAAAATGGTAACGTTATGCCTCTTCAGCGTGGTTCTTCACCAAATATTATTCAGCAAAACATTCGACAACTTATCAAAGAGGGTTATACGAAGCAACAAGCTATCGCTATAGCCCTACAATACTCAAGAAAGTAATGATAGACACCTCAAAGTTATATTCCGTATCCAAAGACGCTGTCGAAGACATCGTAATGAAAGAAACTCGTCACCCGTATTATAGCGTGGTTCTTGACCGAGCCAAAATCATGAACAGTTGGTTTCAAGCGGAGTATGACGAGTACACAGCCATTTCTAGCACGGTCTTTTCTGATAAGTCCTATATCATTGACCAGAGCAGCATTGAGTCGGATGAAGAGTACAGAGAGCGTTTAGGTCGAATGAAGTTGTTCCCACTGGAGCAGAAGTTCTTCTCGGCACAACAGCGCATTTATGACGAGAACAACGTCAACCGAATGTACCCTGACAATAAGGATTTCTGGAAGTGGAAGGAAACGAATTTTGATGATGCAGGGTGTTCCATCACCGAGTTTTACCGAGACAAGGTTCTCTTCGTAAAAGAGGTTCTTGGATTCGGTGCAGTAGTAACCGATCTTATGATAGATGGTAACGGAAACCCTGTTACCGACACAGACGGCAACGTAGTTCCTTACAACTTTGTTGTGCGTCCCCACGAAATATGGAACTTTCAAGTGAAGCAAGGCGCTCTCACGTTGCTTGTTACTAGGCAAATGTATTACGACCTAGACAACGTTAAGAAGCATAAGTGGACTGCCTACACACCCGAGTACATCTGCGTGTACATCGAAGAGAACGGGAAGAAGCAAAAGACTCTGGAAATACCTAATCCATTCGGAGAGGTTCCAGCCACGCTACTCAAGGGTCAAACGGATGCTAACAGTTCGTTCATTGTAGGTAAGCCCCGTAGATACTCCCTAAAGGGTATGTACCTAGCCTCTTCTGAGTTGTTCTATGACCTGAAGAAGGGTTCTGAACTGTTCGGGCATCCTATTCCTGTTCTCACAGATTCAATAGTTCGGTCTCTAGCTGGTGTAGCTGATGACGATCAATATGATTCACGTACCATTAAAGAGGGTGTGGGTATGGCTATCATCATTCCTGATGACCAGCAAATACCTAGTAACATGTTGTACCAAGCGGATATGCAGGGCTTGCAACACCTTAGAGATGTAATTTTTGGTGACTTGATGTCATTAATATTCTCTATGGCTCAGGTTCGGGACAAGTCCATTGTTAAGAGCAATGTATCGGGCTCTGCTAAGAGATTTGATAACGTAGAAGAACAAGGGTTACTAGCGTCTACCGCTATGGACATGGAAATGATAGAGATGCAGGTGCTTAGAAGAATGGCTAAGGTTCGTGATGAGGACTACGAAGGATACGGTGTAACCTATTCGAAACATTACGACTTGTCTAGTGCGGATGAGATATTCCAAGACATTACCGAGGGAATGCAGTACCACGCAATGTCCCTACCTCTCATCAAGAAGTTGACCAGTGAATATATGCGCAAGCGTTCCATGCCTCAAGAAGATATTGAAGAAGTAATGCAACATTTTGATGATTATGGTATGCCCAAAACGGCTACTGACTTAAGGAATTTAGTGGATATTCTTCCACAAGAAGAACTTCAACGCCAAGCACAAGTTGGTATTGAAACACAAAGCGAGCAATAATTAACTTATAATCACATTATGAGCGAACAAAACATAGAGCAAGTTGAAGCTCCTGATTCAACACTAGAGGAGACAACCTCACAAAACACCGTACAATCACAACAACCAGAATTCGACAAAGACAAGTTCTTTCGTGGTGCATACAACGAAGGAAAAAGTAAGGTCGAAAAGGACGTTGTAGGAAAGTTCTCTGAATTACTGGGAAACAACGTTGAGTCATTGGATGATGCTTTTTCGCTAATCCAACAGACACTTCAACCCAAGCAAGAAGAGAAGGGTGAGTCTGAAAAGTTGCGTGAGCTATTGCAACAGTACCAGCAAGAAGCTGAGTCTGCAAAAGAGCAACTCATGATGACTCAAATGGAGAATCGCATAAACACTGAGTTTCAATCAGCGTTTGGTGCACTTCAACAAGATAATGAACTGACTTTACGCCAAGACTATGTAGAACAACTGTTCTATAACGAGTACGAGATAGAGGAGTCTAATGGGGAGTTTTATGCCGTTAAAGACGGTGTTCCTGACCTAGACGAACAAGGCAACAGAAAGTCAGTGGCTAACTCACTCGTTGAGTTTGCTAAACAATTTGCGAAACCCAAGAAAGTGGGTGCTGGCGGAGCAACTGGTGGTACTTCAGCTAGTAGTGAAAGACCTAGTCGAGCAGAGTTTCAAGAACTTGTGCGCTCGTCTAATCCAGCAGATCGTGCTAAGGCAGAAGAGCTCTTCGGAGCGATGAGAGCCGCAGGCGGTTGGGCTGAACAAGCGTAAATCCATCTTATTATGGTTAGGCAAAACCTTAATTGTCATGTTCTGGTCATAGCGACCCAAAAGCTAAAATATAACATTATACCTATAATTTAACTTTTATAAAGACATGGCAATTAATAGTAATTTTTCCATTTATGAACCAGAGGCGTTTGTTGAGGTTGCACTAGCTAACCAGTATCCAAACCGACCAATGGTATCCAAAGCCGTTACTAACGTAGCTGGCGCATCTATCGAAGGTCTCGTTGCAGCTCGTAACAAGACTGTAAGTATTACTCGTGCAGTAAAGCCTACTGGAGCTCCTAGCTCTTACTCAGGTTCTTACTCTCTAGGTACTCCTGACGCTAACGAAGAGCAATTAGTAATCAACAAGCATTACTACTCTGGATTCAGCATCGACAAGGCTGACCAAAAGTTTGCACTTCCTGACTTAGTACAACAGCACTTCGTACCAAGACTACACCAGCTTATTGACCAAATCAATAGTGACGTGAAAGTTGAGGCTCGTAAGGCTTTTGAAGTAGCTTTCGCTGACAACAACACTGACTCTACTGTAATGGACGACAATGACCTTGCAGAAGCTAGAAAGATTATGGCTTCTCGTAAGTTCACTACTGATAACCTAATGATGGTTATTGACCCATTCGTAGAGAAAGACCTTACTACTTTGAACATCTTCCAACAAGCCAACACTCGTGGTTCTGCTGACATTCAGTTAGGTGGAGCTATGGCTCGTGCTTATGGTTTTGACTTCTTCGTAGACAACGAAGGTTCTAGCCACACTGTTGCTACTGTAACTGACGCTACTATCGCAGCTACTGAAGCTATAGGACAAACTGAGCTAACTATCGACAATGGTAGTGGTGGTGCAGCAACTGTATCTTTAGCTGAGGGTGACATCGTTACTTTCGGTTCTGCTAAAGGCACTGATGACTTCTACACTGTTCAGTCTCAAACTGGAACTGTATTGACTATTAAAGAGCCATTACGTGCTGCTCTTGCTAATAACGATACTATCAACCCAGTTGATATTGCTTCAGGCGACACTGGTCGTGAGCAGTTCTTCTACGACCCATCTGCCCTTGCCTTAGTAACTGCTGTTATGCCTTCAGTGGATAGCGGTTCAGGTTCTGGCGTGCGTAGAGCTGCTGGTTTCGAGCCAATGAACAACGTAAACTACACATTGACTATCGAAGAAACCAAGTCAGGTGCTGACGTACTTATCGAAGTTCTTTACGGAGCTAAAGTATTCAGACCAGATCTAGGTGGACGATACATTCGTGGTAACGTAGCTAAGGCGTAAGCCCTAGTAACTAATTAAAAGGGGTGTGGCTCTTCGGGGTCACCCCCTATTTTTTAACTACACATAAAACAAGATTCATGGCGTTTAGCGACTTAACACTTACTAGAAACAATATTGATGCACTAGAAGAGCTAACGTTTAAGGGCGTTAACGTCACTACGGGCACGACAACGCTCAATCTATCAGAGAAGGATAACCTAATACTAGGTAAAGCAATTAAGCTCCTTAAAACGGATATTCTTGAGAATTTACGGGAATATATAAACGATTCTACGTATGCCACAGAGACTGCGTTGTTAGACGCTATTTATGCAGCAGATTCTGAAGAACTTCTTGTTGACTTGCTTTCATACAAATTTTTAGAGTTGTGGTTTGCGCAGGACGCAACGCACAAAGATAGCTATAGCTTTTCTAAGGCTATGAAGTACTATAACATGTACAACCAATACCTTACTGCTAATCTTAGGCGATTGAGTGGTTTATTAGCTAAACCAAAGACGACTCCACGAGTTCGTTTCATGAGTATGTACTAGTATGGATCTAGGTAGAGTTATACAGCTAGACGTAGAAACCAGGTTTAAACCTCATGTAATAAAAGAGGTATACCAACAAATTGGTTTGCACTATAGAGAAGATATTAGAAAAACCAATAGAGATGCTTTAGATCCGGATGGTACGCCTAGACATCCATTATCGGATAACTCTCCATATTTTTATGCTAGAAACAAGTTACGTGACGTTGGTAACGACGAGCCTAACTTAATTTATACAGAACGAGCAGAGCAAAGCCTGGGCGTATATAACACCAACGAAGGATTTGAAATGTATCATAGCAACGCTGAATCGGACAGTTACATGTATCTGCATGAAACAGGATCCGGTGGCATGCCCGAGCGTAGACAATTTCCGACAACAGAAGATTCTGATGAGTCATTCCAGCAAAAGAACGTAGAATTTGTAGAAAAAACATTAGAAGAACACCTTAATAAAAACAGAAGGATCGTAGTCAATGGATAGAAACGCAATACTTAGTGGGTACGTAACCAGCTTCAGCTCCTATTCATCTTCAGACGCAAGACCTACTGCGGAAAAGGTATTGAAATATAGTGGTGATTCTTTCGATATTAGAAAGAGAGGTGACATTAAAACCGAAGCGGTTATGTTCAAGTTGATGAGCGGATCTACAGACTATCAAGTAGATGCTGAAAAACCAACAGAACTTAACCAGAGTTTCCAGGCTAAAGTCTACGTAGATCAACCGGACTCTCATAGCGGTAAAGATGCTGCCTACGACAGAATGTTAGAACTTACAGATCAGCTTATTGACTGGGCAGATACAACGGCAGCGACGACGATAACAGCCGACGTATATACCATTACAATAACTGGCGTTGATACGATAGACGAAGAAGATGGCTACTTATCAACAAACGTGAATTTTCAAAGTATAATTAAAATATCCTAAACCAAACACAAGACAATGGCAAAATTTATATTAGATAAGGTAACCTTATCAAATGCTAATAACTATAACGCTGATGAGGGCGATATAGAAAATGTTGTCGTTGAGGCTTCTCTACCAACTATAGAACCAAATCAAGTAACAGTTGATGATGGTCAGGTAATAAATGAGTCTTATACGGTAAACATTGAAATGAGAAGCAAATCCACAAGTTTAACTGGAAGCAAAACAGATGCTATATTATCTAGCGCTCATGTTTCTACCAATGGAACTCTTCCCTCTAAAACTTTTGTAAGATTCGTTGGAGCCACCAACTCTTTTAACATACAAACTGGTGCTATCTATCTAAATGGTTATCAAGATTATAGCAACGGAAGAGTAGAGACAGTATTAACTGGAACATTAGAAGTTATTAAAGCTACTGACGGTTTAACATCTAGCTAAGGAGGCTTATCATGTCAAAGTTAATTATATCTCAAATAGATGTTTTTACTGGTGCATTTGGTACTGCATCTGGAAGTTCTTATGTTGGGTCTATCAAAAACTTAGTTGTAGATGGATTACAATACTTTCCTGAGCCAAACCAAACCGCTGTAGTTGAAGATGGACAAACTATAAATGAGTCTTATAATGTTCCTATAGAAATAAGAACAAGAAACATAGCATTTGAGTCGGGCACACAAGTTGCAGATAACTCTGGAACAGCAGTTGGCTCAGCTAATGGAGAAAATTTCTTTACAGGTTCAGGCATACCATTTTTAAAAGATGAAGCCAATGATACAAAAACACCTGTATTTTTAAGATTTGTAACAGAAGGGTCGGGAGTGGCTGACTTGAAAACTGGAGCAGTTATATTAAATTGTTATCAAGACTTTACAAATACAAGACGAGAAACTGTTCTTCAAGGAAACATAGAAGTAGTAACAGCATCTACAGGCGTAGGTCAGGAGTAAAAACATGAGTAGAAGTCAATTAGAAAAACTAAGTATTGCGGATGTACCAAGCTCAGATGGTGCATTTGATTATTATAACACATTCTCAGTAGTACAAGAGGGTTCTGATGAGGCTTCTAGGCAAGTATTAAGCATAGAGCCAGCATCATCCCCTATAATAGAGGATGGTCAAACCTTAATAACTAGCAAAAATTATGATTTAACTGTTAGCGGATTGTTTAAGGCAAGCACTATTTCTGGACTTCAGACGTTATCAGATGACCGCACTCAAGTTGTGTTTGGTGGATTTGGGTTAGGCGGTCAAATATTGCAAGCAGAAGGGTCTGTAAATCTTGGTCAAGTTTTCACTGAAACAGCTTCTTTTAGGTTTAATAGCCCAAGAGAAGCTACTGGAGGATATTTTGAGGGAAAGCACACCTCTAATTTATCTTACAGCACTAACGGGTTGTGTTTATATAAGTGGGGTGCAGCAGCAACTACAGGTGCTAATGCGCTTGCTTATGGATGGGAAAAATCAGCTGGGACAGTATCATTTTCCAACTCAACTAATGCTCAAACATTTAGTCATAGCGGTGCAGCCATTCTTCATCGAGACCTATATCTTCCATCTAACGGAATTAATACTTTTTATTTTAATATTCATGTTACAGCAATAACAGATGGAGGCTCTGGAAATACTATTAAAATAAAATTACAATCATTTAGTAATTTTGGCTCAATCGAAGATGTAACAGCAACAGAAACGGTTATAACAGCTACTGGTGATAAACAGGTTAGTATAACACCATCATCTGATTCAAAAATGATAAGAGCATCTATTGTGATTGCAGCTAGTGATAGCATATCATTCAAGAACCCAACAGTACAACTAGATAGCACCTACAACTTTGTAGAATTTAACACATAACCCTAAAATAAAGCGAGCAATTTATGGGACGTATTACAAAAGTAACAGGCGAATTTATGGGGGTTCGGTTTGAAGTCAAGCCGACCCCTATTCGTTTTGATAAGGTAGTCGAAGAGCGCAGACAAATGCTCTTGGGCTGGTACAAGGAAAACCATCCTAAACTTCATGAGAAGCTAGAAGACGATAAGGCTTCTGTTGATGATTACACGATGGAAGATCTTGATGCACTGAACGCCTGGCGTTTAGACGAAGAGTTTCGAGCTAAATACTGTAAGTACACAGCGCAACACTGCTTGAAGCTAGATAAGAAAATTACTGATGCCACTTGGAAATCGGATGACTTGGAGCTTGGGACGCTTGAGGAAGCGTGGGATTTTTTTACGAACAGGCGACAAGTACCTTCCAATGGAGTCGGAGTACTTTAGAGTCATTAGACTTGCTCGCACCTAATGACCTAGTGGTTGAAATTGGCGGTGCATATACATACTACTGTTATGTACTTGCCGGTTTCGATCCATTGCGAGCGCAGGAACTTGAAGCCGATTG